ATCGCGTTGCTGGCGGCCGTCTGTGTTTCCAGCCCTGCACGGGCGAACGACGTCAACAAGCTGCTGGAAGACTGTGAGATCCAGAAGCCGATCACGGACCTTGGTGTAAACGGGAAGTGCTATTTCTATCTCATGGGCGTTGTCGATACGCTTGCCGCCAATGGATACAGAAGTTATGATTTTCGCCTCTGCCTGCCGGACTACGGGACCTATCAGCAGTCCACCACCCACATTTGGAAATACATACAGGATCACCAGGAGGTTTGGGATACAAACGCCGCCCAAATCGGCTATTTGGCGCTTTACCAGGCCTATCCCTGTAAATGATCCTCTAAATGCTCCTGTGAGTGACATTCTCTACTCCAATGTGATGAAATAGAAAATTACATAGCGTAATATAAAAGTCAATAATAATAACTACAAATCGTAATATATTATTCCGGACGATATACACGTACAGTGATTTTTTTTCTCTGGTTATCTGTGCTTGAGGGTGCTTTTTGAGGATCGTCGGCGCTGACAGACTGAATTAATAGAATCGTATCGCCCTTTTTTGGGGTATATTCTGCTGTATTTTTGGGGGGCCACACCGCGATACTGACAGATCGTGAGGGCTGGTTTGCCGCACTTCTGTTTTTGTGACCCCCCTTATCTGGGGGGGTAGTATGTTTCATAATGACGGTTTAAATACAATATAATCAGATGGCAAGAACTATTGGTGACCAAAAAGGTCCGTATTATTCTTGCGTTTTTAGTTTTGTACAAGTATTTCTGATTAATTTAATAGTATTAACGTATAACTTTAACGAATTGTCTGTGTATACTTTGGTTGGTTTTATTAATATCCGCCTTTTATCCGCCGGATCGCGCTCTTTTACTAGAAATCCGTCTGTCACCATCTGATTTATCGTTTTTTTCAATGAAGAAGGCGGAATCCCGGTGAATTCCTGAATGGTCGCAAAATCCGTCTCCACTCCCAGCACTCTCCTGTTGGCCATCGCAGAGCCCACCAGCCACCGATGCCGGTTGTTGCCGAAAATGCCGCTGCCCTGCAGGCCTCTGACCTCGATCCAGAACTCAAAGCAAATCCTGTAGTCGTCCGGAGACAAACCCGAACCTTTTGTCACCTCCGCTATACTTCTCATCACGCGCTCCTTTGTTGATGGGCCGCGCGATGTATGTAATAGCCAAAAGTTGAAAAACAATTTATTATATACGATATTATGGTGTTTGTCGGGTGCCACGGGCGGGCAGGTTTACGGGGGCATGCCAGGGCATGCAGGGTCATACAGGGGCATGGCCGAATATGTGCGATTATTCCTTCGACATACTGCCGATAACACGTGCATGGATCTGAATATCACCGCCCTCAAGTTCAATTGGCGCCTTATATTCGGGGAGGGTCGAGCGGGGGACGAGCCACTTCTTGCCGTCTTCGCCCATCTGTAATTCCTTGCACGTCGCCTCTGTTGTCCCGTCTGCCAGGGTTCTATACACCACATACCGCCGGCCATGTTCCAGTATGCCGCCCAGCTCATGAATGCTGACGCAGATAATGATGTCACCAGGCTTATAAAGCAGGTCCATGGACCGGCCTTCAATTCTGAGGCAGAATTTCCGCTGTTCAGAATATCTGGGATCTTTGTTAATGGCTTCGATTTCCCAATCGTCGCGGGGCCATTCAGCCGCTTCGCGAAACACACCGGCCTCAACTTCGCCAACCAGATAGGCAGGCTCAAACGCCAGCGTGATTTCCTCAATCTGTCTTTCATCGGTAATATTCAGCTGTATCGGCGGCTCGCCAAACAAGAGCCACGCCGTCGGTACGTTTAGCTGTTCAGCCAGGGTCTCGACGGTCGAGATATTGTCCGGAACGCGGCCCTGCTCATAATTATTGTAGGTGGATTGGTTGTAGCCAAACTCCTTACTGAAATGAACGGCGCGGGCGAACCCGGCGGCTTCTCTGGATATTTTTAATCTATTTCCGAAATCAGACATAACTACGCTTTGTAATGAAAGTGCTGACGGGTTCAACAGAATATCCTCCAATAAAATTATATATTGTAATTTTTCTATTGAAAATAATAATTACATGATGTAATTAAAAAATCATGAATCACCCGAACAACTTTAAGGATTTGATTGGTCGCTGGCCGTCAGATGCTGTTTTTTCCACCGATATCGGCGCCCGCCACAAGACAGTGATTGTCTGGAAGCACCGCAACAGCATCCCGCGCGAATATTGGAAAGCAACGGCGGACGCCGCGAAACGCCGGGGGATTAAGGACGTAAATCTTGAGGTGTTCGCCAGCCTGGTTTCGGTTTGATGCCGTTTCGGCACCCTGTCTGGATGCCGTATGCGCCGTATGTGCTGCTTGTTGCTTATGGGGTGAGGGCAAAGACCAGGACAGATCAGGTCTTGTGGAAGAGAAGGGAGAATTTCAATGGCGATGATTAAAAACCCACTCAAGGACGCAAAAGCCCTATCTGGCTCTGCGGAATATGTATCAGACGTTGGCGGCTTTAAACGCGCGGTGGCATCATGACAGACAAAATCTGCTTTCTCATCAACATATCAATTGTCCTCCTCGCTATCGCGGGGATGGGGTGGGGGGTGTTCGGGTGAATTCCATGAACACGCCTTTAGGAAGTGTTTTCCGTGTCAATGATTTGGTCAGCATTTGCAACGATATCGCTGGTTGTTTCTTGGATAAATTTAGGCCTAACCTTTTTCTGTGCTTCTTTAATATCTTTGCACCTCTCAAAAACTCTTATTTGAGATTCAAGTCGCACATAATTTGCCGAAATTACCTGCAATTTCAAGATAACGTCATTATCCAAGCCTCTCATAAAATGACCGTCGCTCAAAGCGGTGGGCTTCGGATATTCTATATCCAACAGGATACTCAGTACGGAAATAGTGCCTTCGGTATCTGTGTCACTGGAAATCTTTTCATCAAAAGCCGAGAATGCCCCCTTCACTGTTTGCAGTTCTGCGATCAATATCCTCATATTCGAAGACGCAAGTTCTTCCTTTTCCTTTCGCCAGCGGGTTTCCGAAACATATACAGCACCGGCAATTGTGAGGGAGGCCCCAACCATAACGGCGACGATATTGAGAATGAGGGCATTCCCCTGATAGCTCAGGATAAGCGACGTGACAATGAGGGCACCAATCCCGCCGCCGATAAGCCCAATGGAAAAATCTTTAAGCGCGTTTTTCATGACGCGTATTATTCCTCACCTATGCAGGCTTTTCAAGTAATCCCCGCCGAGCGGGTATTTGCGCAGATAAGGCCGCTAAGTAATGGCTGAGTACCCATCGTTGCCGCTGTGGACGGATGCGTATATCAGCGATACGGCGCATCTAACAGACGCAGAACATGGCATTTATTTACAGATGCTCATGCTGATATGGCGTTCCCCGCAGTGCAAGATTCCGAATGATAACAAATGGATAGCCAGAAGGCTACGGCGGTCGGTCCTGGACGTGGAGAACGGTGTTCGCCCGTTGATCAGGGAATTTTGTAAAAGTGATGGAAATTTTATCACGCAGGGCAGGCTGCTGGACGAATGGAACTACGTCAGAAAAAAATCAAAATCGCAGAGCGCAAGAGCTAAGTCACGATGGAAAAAGGAAAAAATACCCTGCCCGGACGATGCGGGGCCGCAGGATCCGGGCAATGCCCCCACACCCACACCCACACCCACAAATACCTTACCTAACGGTAAGGACGGCGCGCCGTCGAGCAAGGATATTCTGACCCCTTATCAGATTGACAAGAAAACCCTGTTTGACGAAGGCGTCCCGTATCTCGTCCAGAACGGAACGAAAGAGCCACAGGCCAGATCCCTGATCGGCAAATGGGTACAGGCAAATGATATCCCGGCCATCCGTGAGGCAATAGTGGCGGCGCAGGTCACGGCAACAGGAAGCCCGATTTCCTACATCGAAAAACGCCTTCGCAAAACACCCGGCGGCATGTCGGAGGCCGAGCAACAGGAAATTAAAGAGATATTCAAAAGGGCAGGGGCATGACACCCGCTGAACTCTTCTCGCAGCTCTGTCTGCTATATCCCAGGGAATGGCCCACGGAGACCCGAACGGCGTGGGCACAGCAATATGCGGATGCACTTCATGGCATATCACAAAGCGTTCTTGACGGGGCGTATTCAGAAACCATGAAGAAATGGAAATCCCTTCGTCCGCCGCAGCCGGGAAACATTCTTGAGAATATACGTGCCACCCCGGTCAGGCCCGGCAGTTATTTCAAGCCGGAGGAACCCTGGCCGTTTGCCAGGAGAGCAAACCGGGAGCTGACGTCAAACCCCAAAGCGAAAGCGGCCGTTCAGGAAGGGTGGGGACTTGGATTGTGGGAGTTTATTGCGAGGCGGGACAGGATGCCCTCACCGCGCGAGGAGATGCATATCATGGATACCAATAACCGGTTTTGGGAACTCTATGGCGCCAGACAAAACGGCCAGCCCGTGGAATTTGAAACAGCGGCGGGCAGCATCAGGGCGCAGGTGCCCGAATGCAGCGGATTGTTTGAAGCGTTTATTCGCAAGCGGGAAAAAATCGTTGAGAGATTTGGCCAGGGAGAGTGCCAGCGAAGGCAGGACGAGTGAGGACAGGATGAGTGAGGACAGGAGGGTCAGTTTCCTGGAAACCAACCGCACTGATACCGCAGATCGCACATATAAACCAAGGGAAAGAGGACTTTACGGATGGCAAAAAAAAAGAAACGCTACATCGCTCCTGATCCGGTTCTGTCTCATCAGGAGAAAGAGCATCCGACCGAGCCGTACGAGGTGAAGGTCACCAATGAGAAGACCGTCACGCGGACCAGACGGCGAAAACAGGATGCCCGTCTCTTTGATGACCTGGACAGCTATCATCAGCAGGCAATGGAGGAAATCCTGGATGGATGGAACTACGCCACGAATGGCATTGGCGTGAAGGTTATGCAATGGAAGCGGTTTGAAGAGCGGCACCGGGGAAAGTTCCCCCTCACCTCCAGGGGGGAGGACATGCGAACGAATTTTGTCGACTGGGCGACGCGGGGCCGGGAGAGAGAGTTTCACCTCCGCGGCGCGATTGAAATCATTGTGTTCGGCTGGTCCTTGAACAAGACAGATAAATTCTTCAAAAAGCGCAATGGATGGGCAAAATGGAACCTTTTGGATGCCCTCAATTCATACTGTAAATTGCGGGGTTTTAAGTGAAAATGGCGATTTATATACCAGATGTTGAAATATTCCCGAAAGTCCCCTTGACGCGGGGAGAGAAGTTTGGTAAAACCTCTATACTCGCGAGGCAGGTTATGCTCAGACGGGTTTTCAGATAAAATTCTTTCCATGTCGCCCTCGGGATACGTCCCATGGGGCAGCCGCATTCTGCTGCCGAAACCACCGGCGCGGGCAAAAATCTGTCTTCCCGAAAGATCGATAACGGGTCGGTTCAAATTCGTGCTCGATACCGATGATGGCACCCAAATCACCAACGCGTCGACGACGACGGCGGCGCTGATATCGACGACGGAACTGACACGGTTCTTTGTGTCCATCGATAACGCCAATAACAGCCTGATTTGCTTTATCAATAACACGGAGGTTTATAACGGTGCCTTCAGTGGGGCGTCTGATGTGGCAGTGAATTTCGGTGCCGACGCATTGGGGCTGTTTTGCTCGTACAATGCGACAGCACCCTTCAGCGGGAAGACCAGTGGCATTGCCATGAGGGCCGGGCCTATTGTGGATATTACGGATCAGGCTATGCGCGACGCACTCATTCCTGCATCGGGGCCGCTGTTCGCCAGTATCAACGATTGGGACATCAAGTTCAGCGGCGATGCTGCGGCCTATGCCGCGGGCACCAATGAAGGTGCGGGCGGTGATTATACCGTGGGCGGCGGGACGCCGACAGACGCGTAACCGGCCTGGTGAAATTATAGCCCAAACAAAGCTGCGCCGAAGAGAGGGAGCGCCGCCTGAACACAACGAAACTGTTACGGACGTTTAAACCGTCGTAAGGCCGCAAATCCTATAAGAGCAGCTCCAAACAATGGTAGTGCTGCGGGGAGAGGGACGGGTGAGAGAGTTACGTTATCGATGTCCCAAGAATAGCAGGGGATATCGCAATAATAGAACTCACCATCGTGGACCGTGTCAAAAAGTTCAGGGCTTAAAATCTGTATGATAAATTTATCAATGTCCTTAAAGGCCGATCCCAGTAGAAAATTGGTTGGCGTATCGTTTGGAATAAAGGATGTTGAGGCAACAGCAACACCGTCACGTTCACCCGTTAGCTTTACACTTTCGTACTCAAAGAAGCCAGAACAGGGCCCTCCGGATATGGAGCATTTATAATAGGTGAATCTTGCCGGGAAATAATCAAAACTATCTGCATTAAAGCGGCCACCCATCGTAAACTCAATTTCGCTTGTGAACGCGGTAGTCCCCGGGTCAGTTATAAGTACCCTGCCTGGTGTTGTGTATAGCCAAAGAAATTTGCCATCGACGGCAACAGCTGTAATTCCATCTTCTGAATGGGGGCCTTCAGGGGGAGGCGACAAATTATTAAACGTCATCACATTGGCGAATACCGAAAACGGCAACATACACAATACAAAAGTAAGAATTTTTAGCATTTTATATCTCCCCATGGTTGAGAGAGAAAAGCATAGAATTTAACTAAAGTCGAATCAAATAGAAAACATGGTTAATTTTCCACAGGAGTAAAAAAACGTCAGTCGTCATAAAATCAATGACAGTTACCACGTCCTGAACCGTCGCCCTAAACCTAGCCCAAATAAGGCTGCGCCGAAGAGAGGGAGCGCCGCCTGACCACAACGGAACTGTTACGGACGTTTAAACCGACGCAGCGCAGCAAATCCTATAAGAGCAGCGCCGAACAAAGGGAGCGCTGCGGGGAGAGGGACGGGTGAGAGAGTTACGTTGTCCAAGTGACCATATGAGCATATATCACCATCAATAGGATCACAACGAAGTCCTGTAGTAGGGCCACCGTAACCTTCGGGATAAAGAACGCTAATTATCAGACTATCTAGGTTAGAGAACGCTTCATCGAAATTGTATTGAGTAAAGCCGATGCCGGTGTTGAACTCATGTGATGCTACTTCTACCCCGTCACGGAAACCGAAGACACCCAAATTCTCATAATAGACGGGAGTAAATTCGTAGGTTACAGGGGCATAATATCCATACTTCAGCCCCACGAAATCATATTGAAAGCTGGTAGCATTAAACCGCCTATCCATTTCGAAAGATATTGTTTGGGTATAACCCCAGCTATCCATAATATACACTGAGCCCGGACGGTTGTAATGCCCTAGAGCCTTAAAGTCTGTGGGTGACGCTGCGATACCATCCTCAATGTAAGGGCCCGACGGGTTAATAGTTCCTGAAAAAGTCATCACGTTAGCCGATGCGGCAAACGGTAGAAGACACAGTACGAAAGTAAGAATCTTTAGCATTTTATATCTTCCCATGGTTGAGGGAAAAAAAGCATAGAATTTAACTAAAGTCGAATCAAATAGAAAACATGGTTAATTTTCCACAAGTATGGAGAGCATGGCAGTAGCCACAAAATCAATGACGGCCCTGAATGACGAGACGGCCCCGATCCCTATTGTTGGAGAATTCAATCTCTCCGTCGCGTGGGTGGCGGGAACCGTGACTTTATACCGCTCCAGGATCAATGAGCCCTATGCCTGGAAAGCCGTAGAATCATTCACCTCCTCGGTTGAAAAGATCGGCGAGTCTGTTGGTTCGGATACGGGCCCTTTCTATTGGAAGGCGGTTGGGACAGACAATCCAACGACAGCCGAAGTCGAGATTAGTACGCCCGATTCTTAAGGCAGGGAGGCAGCGATACGCCTGACCTTCCTCTCATCTGCTCTCCCTCATCTGCCAGGGTGCAGAAAAAGCCCAAAGGCCATGTCTTTGGGCGATAAGTGGCGCGCTTACCAAGGGTGCAGATGAATCATCTGGAAGAAGTTTTAGCGCCTGTATAAGCGCTATCCGAGAAGGACCGGGGAATTTAAAAAAAGAGGTCCTTGACTGGACAAGTTCAACTATATGAATACCTAACCCCGGTCCCCAAACGGCACCCATCTTTTGTAAAGCGGCCCTTTCTTGTCCGGAGTGTCGGGAGGTGGCGGTATGTCCGATCTTCCACCTTATCTGCCGGATATATCTCATCTGCCAAGCGCAGCAGGAGCCTGAATGCCGTGTCTCTGGACCATAAGCGACACACTCTCTTGGCGCATTACAAGAAAACGATCACACAGGGTTTGCGTACAAGTTTTTCAAGCGTCGCTTAAAGACGACTTTTACATTTCATAGAGCCCTCCTTCGGAGGGCTTTTTTATTGGGAAATCACAGCTTTTATAAGGAAATCACAGCATGTCAAAATCAGATTATTTCGAGAATGCCTTTCTCCTGCTCACCTTCAACGGGGCGGCCATTGCCGACATCGCCGAGAATGACAGCTCATCCCCGGCGACAACCCTGACCGTCGCCCTGCATACCGCTGATCCGGGAGACGCGGGTGATATGGCGACAAACGAGGCAAGCTATACCGGGTATGCAAGGCAGACGGTAAATCGAAACTCTGGTGGCTTTACGGTCACCGCAGATGTTGTGGCGACGGTTGCGGATGTGGTGTTTCCAGCGTCCACCGGGGCAGGGACAACTCTTACTCATTTCTCGATCGGGACAGGGGTTGGCGACAATATTCTATACAAGGGAACACTCACGCCCACCATTCCGGTTGCCGACGGGACAGAGCCCAAGATCGTCGCCGGTGCCGTCATAACAGGCGGGACAGTCGCCGCCGTTGGCGGGGATGATGCGCCAGACTTCATTGCGACATTGGGCTTTAACGGGGAGAGTGAAGCCCTGACACAAACAATTGCACTTGGTACGGACATGGGGGAAGCCATCCCCGGCGCGGCAGGCTGGTGGCTTTCCTGCTGGGTTTACGTCTCTGCAACGCCGACCGCCACCAGAGCGGCCGTCGCGATAAGTGACGCGACCTCCAGTTCTGAATTTTTCTATCTGGGGTCGGTAAATACGAGCGGAGAGCTTGGACATTCTGTTGTGTCCGGAGCGGAACGGACGACGCCTGCCGGTGGCGCTGCCGCCGCCGGATGGCATTTAATCACGGCGCATTTAATTGAAACCGGTGTTGCCGGTCGATACCATGCTCACGTCTATGTAGATGGCGCCACTGCCACCCAGGATATCGGGACCGGCAATGATTTTACAGCCTATACAACTCTGTCGATTGGCTCTGCCAGATGGAGCCTCGGCAGCGGGACAACCCGTCGCTGGAATGGTAATGTAGCCGGCGTGTCATGGGGCACCGGGGATCCGACTGCGGCGCACGCCTGGGCATATAACACCGGAACGGACAGCAGGCAAATGTCCGCATATGACTTTGCATCGGATGCCAACGCCGGACTTGGCGGTGCCTGGCAATTTACCCATGATACGGTGGAAGGGGTTGATGTCAGTACACATGCCGCCGACCTGGTGGATAGCGTTGCTGCCCTGGATAGCTGGACTGAATATGGTACGTCACCAACAGTTGAATGGGGAGGAGAGGCCGCGCCTTTTGTCAGTGTTGGCGGCGGTAGTGCGCCGGTGCATTCAAGCACGGTTCCCAATCTCTCCTTCACACAGGATGTCGCGATTACGCCAATTGACTTCAATGACTATTTCACCGGCACGGTCGATACATGGACACCAAGCGTCGCGTTCTCCGCCGGATTATCTCTCTCCGGTGCGGGCGTCCTTTCCGGCACACCAACCGATGAGAACGATGACAAAACGGGCATGACGGTCAACGGCCTGAATGCCTTTGGCAATGATGATACAAACGCTTTTGATGTTTCAGTCTCGGTTGCGGCGCCTGTCCAAAACAGCGTCAATGTTCCGGTCGGCGCGACAAACACCATTACCATTGAGGAAGTCCATGTCGGCGAAAACTGGACCGGGCCTTACGTCTATGATCAGGCCAAGATGCAGTTTTGGGCTGAACGTTATGGGTTTGGAAAAATCGGCATCAGTTCGATTTCAGAAAGCGCGACTGGAAGCACTCTGGATGTCACTCTCACCCTTGACCGGACGATTTATGTTAATGAGGAAATCACCTTTGATTTACAAAGCGACTGGGTCACGGACGACAGCGCCTTAACTGGGGCAGCGTCGGGGGGAGACGTTACAAACTCATCTGCTGACACCGCGCCCGCGACGGGCACGAAACTGTCATTTGGCAGGATGTATTGGGAATTTGATGCCGCTGTTCTACGCGGCCATTATAACTACCCGCAAGGGATGCCCTGGGCAGCTCCGGTAGGCACGGTCGGGCTCACAGATATTTTCCCAGTTCAGACCACGGTGGGCGGACTGATCGTCAATGGTGCGATGAAAAACCCTGTTAGGCTGCGAACTCTCTCGATCGACGGGTACGCTCAGGCATATGATGAAAGAACGTCGACAATTTGGGCGCCTACCAAATTAATCGACCCTTTGGCCACGACCTTTGCCGCGAATGATAGTTTCATTTTTGCGGAACATGATCCAGAAGGCTCCGGCCATTATGTCAAAAACTATGCTGGCTGCGTCTTCTTGACCGCTGCCCCTGCAGCCAATGAAGTTTGTCCGCCATTGATCGGGTACGATGGCACCACCGCGCGGCCCGTTCGCACGCTCGATATGACTGCGGTTAAGACTGCTTTGCCAAGCTACTCAACGGCGTCGTTCGCAAGCAATGTGCCGCCCCTCGCTGATATTGAGGGCCGCATTTGCCAACTGGATGCTTCACCGCAATGCGACAGCGTAGTACAAAATTGGGAAATTGTTCCGCAGGGCTGGACCAGCGGCAACGGTTACGGGCGCAATTACGCAACAACAACAAATGCCGCAGCGCTTGCGTTGATAAGTGATTTTCCGGTCGATGATAAAGAAAAACTTATCGGCTGGATCGCCTTTCATGGTTGCCAATGGTACGACGCCATCGCCAATAGCTCACTTGAGATGGAACCTGACGGCGGGCATACCCAGGGCAAGCTCTTCCTTATGGTCGCTGCCCTCTGGATGACGGGCCAGACGTCATTGATTGGCGGGATTGAAAGTGTGGCCGGTGGAAGTGAACTGACGCAGACATTTATAAAAGATGCCGCCTATATCGCGGCGACCGCGCCGCATTTGGTAGACGACGCGACGGTGCCATTATTCTCACGCCGCCGTGATGTAACCGCCGTGAGTGGCCTTGACGTCACATGCGGCAATATGAGTTTAAGCACACAAGCAGTAAATGCCACTTCCTTGTTTATGAAGCGACTTTCTGACGGCGCGACAGCGATTGTTACGACCCGCGCTGGCAAGGTCTATACGATTGATGCGCAGCCATCCCCGGCCTTTGCTGTGGGTGATGAGGTGTATCTGGCCTCACGATACACGGAGGTGGTTGATCAGCCTGAGTGGGGTCTTGCACACAGCTTTAACGTAAATCGTACGTCGCCCAACATAAATGCGGCGTATCGACGCTTGCAAAACTGGATAGGAGCTATGCTTGCCCTCAAGGCTCTCGGGCTGATGCACCCGAATTTCGAAGCTTTCGAAAAGTATGTTGAGGCCGTTGTCGATGGGGATTATCCCACAGCGTCATATGAATATACTTTCCTGGAGAACCTGTATGCCGGGTCTGATGCTACAAACTATGATTTCGATGTGAACTTTTATGGGGCCCATTGGACGGCGATATCAAGTACGCCCGCGATAACGTTTTAAGACCCTCATCTATCCAGGAGCGCCGACAAACAGAGAGAGCCCGGCAGGCCAGTGGCACAGCAGATGTCACGACATTATCACGGGCCTAATCTCTATTGTTGGCGACTTTAATATCCATGTCGTATGGTCGGCGGTATGTCTGACGTATCGCCGGGATAATCTTATCTGCCTGAGTGCAGCAGGCGCAGGGATGCCCTGTCTTTGGGCCTGCGCCCCTGGACTATCGGGACGATATCGGTCTTCAGGGCATTTTTAACTTATGCGCCTGCAGGTTTCTCTGGCGGCGCGGGCGGAAGAGGCGGAGCGGCTTGTTGAGGTTGGGGCGCCGGATTGATATCCGGCGTGCTGGTACTTTTCCCAAAAAAGAATCCAATGATAAGGGTAACCAACGGAACGACGGCTTGAAATACCGACGCAAAAATCTCTTTCCCCGCGCCAGCATCCTCGCCCGCCTTGTAAGCGGAAAAATACATTCCCATGGCGAGCACCAGAATTAATCCGAGTCCAATTAACGTGTATCCGGCGAAATGCATGCGCCGCAGCTCAGAGTCCGCTGGGGTCGTGGCTGTTGACGAAGCATCGAGTGGGTTATTTCTATGGCGAAAGTAATAGCGCATGACCATCGCGGCGGCGATAAACACCAAGGTTGCGATATAGGTGAAGGGATCGGTTATGACCGCATCAAATATCCCCGAGGCAGATTCATCGATCATGTCGGTATCTTTTGCTTCAAGAGAATTCATATCGCCTCACAGAATAGAAATTAAGAAACATGCATAAAGAGTAATATACCATCAATAGTTTAGCAAGCATTGTTAGAATACCGGTATTTGAAAAATCGAATGAGTAGCGGTCAGTTGGGGTACGTCATGGATAAAAAAGGAATTATAAAATGGCAGGATTAGCGCCGCGATGGCGGAACACGGGCCTCGACGCCATGGCGGGGCAGGCAAGTCATGTTGCCGCCCATCAGGCAGATCCCGGAAATACGGATACAGCGGCGTCGGCAGAAGTATCGACGGCCCGCGTTGCGATCGCCTGGGATACCGCCACGGGCGGTGTCTTATCCCAAAATGGTACGGATGTCCTCAGCATTTCGGCGAGTTCCACGGCGGCCTATGTTAGCTTCTGGACGGCCTTGTCCGGCGGTCTTTATCTGGGGTCCATAAACACAAATGACGAGGCCTTTACGTCCGAGGGCAATGTCGATTTGATGAACCTTTCCATTACCCTGCCTGTTGGGACGCCGACCTGATGGCGATCATCTAATGGCGAACACCTGTGGCAAATGACTTTGAAGTTGTTCGTGGCACGGCGGTTATTGCCGCCGCCGCGACGAGCGTCACGCTCACCGAAGGCACGGATTATGATATGCCTGCGAGCTATGCCAGCAATGGCTATTTCTCTCGCATCATCAATAATTTCAAGGGGGGCTCTGGTCATACAGCCGACGGTTCCAACAGCCAGGACGGCCGCGATTTCATGGTCTGGATTTCGGCTGTCTCGGGCAGCGGGATCACGTTTTCACGCTATGGGACCAACGGTGACTGCCGCGTAGACTTCGAAATTGTCTGTTATATCGGCTCTCCCGGCGGTGATAACGAAATCATCGTCCACGCAATAGACACGCTGGAGCTGACAGGAACCACGAGCAGCAACACCGGCACGGCCATTGCAGCCATCACAGACAATGCCGATGTCGTCCCGTTTCTCACGGGTCAGGGCGTCGATCAGGATCACAGACGCATTAATGACGGGTTTTTCAGGCTTGATATGGTCGCAAAAGCTGCCGTCATTGATCGTAACGCCGATCCCGAGCAAGCCGGTCAGTGTTCATATGCCATTGTCGAATTTAAAGGCGCGAACTGGTCCGTCCATCGCCAGGCCTACGATCAGACCAATGCCGCCCATACGTTTGCCTCCAGCTACACGATCCCCGATCTTACCAAGGCTTTCTGGGTCGGCAGTTTCAAATATGACCGCGATACAGGGGATGGCATCTTCGAGCCCTGGACCGAGGAAATCTGCTACCAGCAATATATCTCGTCCACCACCCAGATAACCGGCAATGCAGCCTCAACCTGGGAGACCAACAGAAGACCCCATATTACCTATATCGTCGCAAACGCCGCCACGGGCACAGAGGCCATGGTGGTCACGCGCGTAACCGCCCATAGCTTCTCAGGGACGGGCACAGAAAATGTCGAAGATGTCACGATCACAACTCTGGCGGATCTCTCTAACGCTTCTGTTATGGGCCTCTCGGCCCGGCAACCGGGCGGCAACAACAACCATCCGCGCGGGTTTATTGGCGGTCGCCTGACAAGCACGACCACTTTAAGACTTGTCAACGCCCATATAGACGACACCGCCACAGTGGCCTGGGAAGCCGTCTCCTGGCCGCAGTCCGATACTGCAAAGGTGCTGACGGGGGGCATCAATGCCGGGCCGACACTGAACGGGTCCATAGCCAAGACGGGGTTTCTGACCGGGGGATTGACCGCAACTCCCCTGCTTGCCGGGCATTTAGGTGGCGAGGCCGGGTTCGAGGACGAGGGCCAGAGAATTATTCGTAGACCCGTCATTCGTCTTCTCAAAGATAAAGTAAAAGGAGTGATGGAAGAATGAAGAAACTAATCGCTCTTACCAAAGCGTTTTTGGCCCCGAAAAAGGCAGAAGAGAAAGTTGAGTCCCAGACAATAGTGACAACTGCGACAACACGATCCCCGGTTGGGAAAATGTTTACGGGTGGAGTTCATGATGCCAGGAAGACCTACTGATTATACAGCAGAGCGGGCAGACTTTCATGTGGATGAAATAATTAAAATTGCCGATGACGAAAAACTCACCCAAGGCGATGGGTCTGATGCATCCGAACTTCGCGGCATGTGAAAAATACGTTGAGGCGATCGCCGACGGCAATCACCCCTATTGCGGCCTATGGATATTATTTCCTGCCCAACCTATTTGCGGGGCTTGATGACACCTCTTATGATTTTGATGCGGCCTTTTTTACGGTCCACTATCCCGCGGTTTCAACTACGCCCGCGATAACGTTTTAGCACCATCATCAAACCCAGAGCCCCGGCGAAGAGCGGTAATCCAGCGGGTAGGGGAACAGGAGACAGGCGAACATTATCCAACTCACCAAAGAAGCAGGGCTCCGCACGGCACGTGTAGAGGGCGTCAGGGCCAGGATCTATACCTTCTCCCCAGGGAGATAGCCCGACAATTGTAAAGAGATCTAGTTTTTTGAAGTCATCAAAGAAATCTGGTGTAATTGAAACATTTTCTCCGGGACCGCTGTGCTTTTGAACAACAGCTTCACCATCACGATAGCCGGTAAATTTGAAGAAGCTCCAGTCGCCAGACCCACAATCAGCGCCATTTTTCTTGCAAAAGAATGAATTAATATTGGCGCGAATATCTAGCGAGCGAACACTAAACCTACTGCCAGAAATGAACTCAAAGTTGACATACTGAGTTCCGCCTACCGCGTCATCACTGATAGCTATTCTTCCATATGAATCTTCAAATGAAGATTGTTTTGTCGGCACAAAGGCCCTAATGCCGTCTTCCTCATAGGAATATCGGTACTCCGGCTGGCGTTTTAGATTGTCAAATGTCATCACGTTAGCTGATGCCGTAAACGGCAGCATACACAGCACAAAAGCAAGAATCCTAAGCATTTTCTATCTCCCCATGGTTGAGACAGAAAAAGCATAGAATTTAACTAAAGTCGAATCAATTACAAATTATGGTTAATTTTTCTGAGAGGTGTCTATGACCGCAGGCAGGCCAACAACATACTGTCCTGAATTGGCAGAAAAAATATGCCTTCGCATATCGGAAGGCCAGGACCTGCGCGCCATAGTTGAAGATGAGACCCTGCCCACAAGGTCCACAATATATCTTTGGCTGGCGGAGCATAAGGAATTTTCGGATCACTACGCACGGGCGCGTGCGGAGCAGGCAGATTTTCATGTGGATGAAATAATTAAAATTGCCGATGACGAAACTCTCACGCCGGCCGACAAGCGGATGCGCATTGACGCGCGCAAATGGCATGCGGCGAAATTTAACGAAAGGTACAGCGATAAATCAACGGTGCATACGGTCGTGAGCTTCGCGGAAATGACAGACGAGGAGCTAAAAGACGAACTGGCGAAACTGGAGGGCAAAGACTAATTATGCCCGCGCTCAACCGGGGGCAGACAATCCAGAAAATAAAAATCCTGCAGGAGATCGCACGGCGGAAAGCTATACGCAGGCTTGAAGATTTTGTTGCCTACCCCTGGCAGCGGGAATTCTTTGGCGCATCGCTTAAAAACAAGCAACGCATGCTGATGGCCGCAAACCGGGTTGGCAAGACATATAGCGAGGCGCGGGAATTCGCCTATCATGCCACCGGGCTTTATCCCCCCTGGTGGGAAGGCATCCGGTTTGAGCATGCGCCCAAAATGTGGGCGCTTGGCGTGACGGGGGAGCAAATCCGCGATGTCATCCAGATCGAGCTTTGCGGGGATGTTCTGGGCGGTGAGGATTTTGGCAAAGGCGCTATTCCCCTCGAGAAGATAGACGGCGATAGTATTATAAGATCGCCGCAAACCCGGGGATTGATAAAGGATTTCAAGGTCCAGCATTCCTCCGGCGGCATGTCGTCCATAAGCTTCAAGGCGTATTCGCAAGGACAGCATGTGCTGATGGGGGCCGGGATTGATTACATCTGGATTGATGAGGAGCCCGAAGACCAGGAAATATACCCGCAATGCCTTATCCGGACAGCAACCGGCGATCAGGGACGGGGCGGGCATGTGTGCCTGACGTTTACCCCCGAAAACGGTATGACACCGCTTGTTTGCCAGTTTATGGAAGATATTCAGACCGGGCAGTATTTGCTGAATGTAACCTGGGCGGATGCCCCGCATCTGTCGGCAGAGGTACAAGAGCAGCTTCTAAAAGCCATCCCCGAATACCAGCGGGAAATGCGAACAAAAGGCATTCCGGTTTTGGGTTCGGGCGTTATCTTCCCGCTCCCCGATGAAGACATCACCTGTGTCCCGTTTGAATGCCCCGATCATTTCCATGTTTTAAACGGTGTTGATTTTGGCTGGGATCATCCGCAGGCCCATGTGCAGCTCTGGCTGGATCTGGATCAGGACATCACCTATGTCGCGCGGGGCTGGCGAAAGAGCGAGAGGGACAGTGACCAGGCATGGAGCCGGGTCAAGGCATGGTCGAAAGAGGTGCCCGTGGCGTGGCCGGCAGATGGCTCGCAACATGAAAAGGGCGGCGGCGAGCAGCTTAAAAAGCAGTATGCAGCGTCCGGGTTCAAGATGATGAAGACACACGCGACCTGGCCGGAGGGCGGTGTCTCGGTTGAAAGCGGGATCTGGCAGATGTTGCAAGATATGAGAGACGGACGTTTCAAGGTGTTTTCGACACTTCCGGAATTTTTTGCCGAAAAGCGGCTTTATCATCGGGATACACAGGGCCGCATCGTGAAAGAGCAGGACGACCTGATTTCTGCAACCAGATACGCGTACATGATGCGCCGGGCCGCCCAGCCGATGGGTATTGTTAAACAACTACGGTCGAGTTTTAAGGGCGGCGGAACCGTTCAACATGATTTTGATCCCTACGAATAAAGGAATTTTCAATGTGTATTGCGCAAACGGCGCCTGTCGCCGATCCGGTTCTGCCGCCACTTCCGGCGGAGGTGCCAAAGAAAAGTGATCCTGCGGTGCAGAATGCCCGCGAGGAACGGCTGAAAAGAATTCGCGGCCTGCAAGGCAGCGGTTCAACCATTTTAACCGGTGCACGGGGATTAACGGCACCGGCGAATACCGGCAAGACAGCGCTGGTCGGGGGATAGCCATGTGTGAAGGATTTAGGCGGATGGACCCGATATTCAGCAAGGTCAGTCAATTTGACCCGATTACGCGCCATGTCGCCAAGATTGACCCCGTGCAGAAGCATCTGGACCGAGACCCATTTGAAGAACAGCGCAAACAGGTTGCGGCCATTAATGCCCGTAACCAAAGCCTGTTGAGCACCAAATGACGGAAACAGCCCGCGAACATCTTGACCGGCAAATTGGGTCCATGCGCAATGAGCGCAGTACCTGGCTCTCTCATTGGCAGGAGCTGAACCAGAATTTCTCGCCGCGGCGCGGAAAGTTCATGGTCTCTGACAGAAACAAGGGCGATCGTCGAAACAAGCTTATCAACAACAAGGGTGTTCTGGCGGTCAGGACCCTTCGCAGTGGCATGATGACCGGGTCCACATCCCCCGCGACATCATGGTTCACCATTTCCGTTGCCGACACCGAGCTTGCCAAATTCGGGGCCAACAAGGCCTGGCTTGAAATCGTTCAAAAGAAGCTGTACCGGATATTCGCCGCCAGCAATTTGTACCGGAACTTACCGCTGGTCTATGAGGAAAGCAGTGTCTTTGGCACCGCCGCCATGATCCATGAGGATGATTTCGATACTATATCCCGGTTTACGACATTTACCGCCGGCGAATACATGATCGGCACCAATGGCAAAGGCCAGGTCGACAGATTTGCCCGCGAATATCAACAGACGGTCTATCAGCTTATTGATAAATTCGGACTTAAAAATGTCTCGCCGCAGGTGCGTAATTTCTATGACAGGGGGGATTACAATGTCTGGGTGGATGTGGGGCATCTGATTGAACCTGCCAGCATCGAGACGCAGGATATGCCAAAGCTGCCGGAGAAATTTACCTCCCGCTCTGTCTATTACGAGGTCGGACGCGATGCGCTCGCGCCGGATTTCCTGCAGGTAAAAGGATATAACGAATTTCCGGTATATTGCCCAAGATGGGATGTGAAAGCCGGGGATGATTATGGATTTTCCGCCGGGATGGACGCGCTCGGCGATGCCAAGGCCCTGCAGGTTCAGGAGAAGGAAAAAGCCAAGGCCATTGCGAAAATGGTGGCGCCGCCCATGAACGTCCCGACGGGCATGAAAAATTCCCAAATCGGCGTGATGCCGGGAAGCCCGAACTTTACGGATGAAAAAGAAGGTGTCCGGCCTGCCTATCAGATCAATCCCCGGGTCGGCGAACTTATCCAGGACATCCAGCTTACCGAGGCGCGCATTGACAAGGCGTTTTATGTGGATCTGTTCCGCATGATTTCCAACATGGAAGGCATTCAGCCGCGAAATGTCGCCGAGCTTGCCGCCCGGAATGAGGAAGCCCTGTTAGAGCTTGGCCCGGTTGTCGGCAATAATCGCGAGGAGCTGAAGCAACCGCTTATTGACCGGCAGTTTAACAAGCTTGTCCGTCTGTCCGAGCCGGGCTGGAATGGCCTCGACGATAAAATGATTATCCCGCCGCCGCCGCCGGACTTACAGGATATGGAGCTTAAACTTGAATTCACCGGCCTGCTTGAACAGGCGCAGAAACGCATCGGACTGGGAGAGATTGAAAGGGCCGTCTCCTTTACCGGTCAGGTGGCGCAGCTTATCCCGGAAGTCATCGACAAGATTGACGGCGATGCGGTGATTGAGACCTATGCCGGGGATCTGGGCGTTCCCAACAACATTATTGCCTCTGACGAGAAAGCATCGGAAAAGCGCGAGCAGCGGGCGCAGAAACAGCAGCAGGAAGAAGCGATTACCAACGCCATGACCGCGGTTGAAGGCGCCAAGGGCGTGAGTGAGGCATCGCGATGAATGTTGACGAGCATAACAAGCAGGCCTTGCGGCGGACAAAAGAGTGGGAGCGGGATTTGAAAACCGTCCTTGAGACGCCGGAAGGGCGGCGGGCCCTGGCCGCAATTATGGACCATTCAAACATGATGGCGTCCAATTTGTTTACGGGAAATTCCACCACATTTCACAATCTGGGCCGGCGGGACGAAGGGTTGTGGCTTTACAACGAAATTCTGAGTGTCGCGCCCGGAACACTTATTCAAATGATGAACGACAGACTTATAAAGGATCAGGATAATGGCTGAACAGCAAGACACCACCGATGCTGGTCAATCTGCCGCACCACAGACAGCAGAACAAACAGGATCAATTTTAGACGACGCACCAGAATCCAAGCCAGAAGGCGAGGAAGGGACGAAGACTAAAACTGACGACACCGCAGAAGGAGCCGAAGGATCTGAGGGCGCGAACAGCGACGAGGACGCAGGCGACGGCGGTGAGATTGAGTATAAAGATTTCACGTTACCGGAGGGGATGGAGGTTGACGAGGTTGGGATGACCAGCTTCAAGACGGAAATCAAGGCATTTAACGATGGCGAAGGGCTCACTCAGGAAGATGGCCAGAAGCTTATCGATATGCACACGAAGGTGATGGGCGAAGCCCTGACAGCTCAACAACAGCAGTGGACGGACGTTACCAACGGATGGGTCGACGAAATCAAGGCGGACACAGAATATGGAGGGGCAAAGTTTCAGCAAACACAATCTGAAATGCTCCTTGCCGCCCAGGAATACGGAAGCCCGGAACTTGTGGACATCCTGAAAAAAGAACCCGCATTCGCCAACAGACCGGCGTTTGTGAAATTCATGACGAATGTTGGAAGAACCCTGACCGAGGATCAGCATCAACGCGGCGAGCCTTCTAAACCCAAGAAGGACGTCTCGGAGCGGCTGTATCCAAACCAGTAGATTTTCAACCCGTCACTTACAACAGGCTCCTTCGGGAGCTTTTTTTATGGAGAAAATAGATGGCCACACTTGGCGCAACTTATTTTGATCTTGTTGATACAATGAGGTTAAAAGATCCGGATGGCTCAATTGCCGATGTAATTGAGCTTCTGCATCAGCAAAATTCAATCCTGGATGATGCGATCGCGATGGAATGCAATAACGGCGCATCTCATCGTCATACAGTCCGCACAGGGCTGCCCACTGTCAGTTGGGGACAACTCTATCAGGGCATTGCCCAAAGCAAATCCACCACCCAGCAGGTAGACGACACGACCGGTTTTTTGGAAGGCCTGTCAACCATTGATCAGCGTTTGCTGGAACTCTCCGAGAACAAGGCGGGCGTTCGATTGAACGAGGCGATGTCCTATCTTGAATCAATGAATCAGGAGATGGCGACCGGGCTTTTCTATCACGACACGGCAACCACGCCAACGAAGTTCAAGGGCCTGAGTGCCCGCTATAACACCATTGGCGGGTCAGGTGCCGGAAACCAGATTATCAGTGCCGGCGGTGTCGGCGCGGATAATACAAGCATCTGGTTTGTGACCTGGGGCGATCGCTTTACGCATCTGCTGTATCCCAAAGGCACACAAGCCGGGGTCAAGCGCGAGGATATGGGGCGGCAACGCGTCCAGGACGGCGATGGCAATCCGTACTATGTGGAAGAAGAAAAATTCACATGGCATATGGGGGTTGCGGTCAAGGACTGGCGATACAATGCGCGTATCCCCAATATTGATGTCTCCAACATGCAGGCGGGCTCCGTCGATCTATATGGCTTCATGCGTAAAGCATATTACAAGCTGCAAAGTCGTATGCGCCGGGGCGATGCCGCGGGTGGCCGTCAGGCGATCTATTGTAACCGCGACGTTTTGGAAGCGCTGGATGCGTTGGCAACCAATGCAGGCGGCAGCGATAATTTCGTCCGGCTTGTTCCCAAGGAAATCGAAGGTCAGGAAGTTCTGACATATCGCAACATTCCTATTCGTGAAACAGACGCGCTTCTCAACACCGAAGCGGTCGTCGCCTAGACAAGGATAATAACCATGATTTTAAGCTCACAACTTCTGTTTTCCGAGGACCAGGATTTGTCCCAGGTTGCAGGTACATATAACTCCACCAATATCGTTGATTTTGGGGCTGGCGGGACCGTAAATGGTGCCGCCGCCGCCATCTCCCGCGATGTCGGCAAGGGGGGTAAGATCCCGGTGCTTATTCAGCTCACGGAAACCGTCACATCCGGCGGCGCCGCAACACTTGTGTTTCAAATCGAGACAGACAGTGCGGCGGGCTTTTCAACCGACAACAAGGTTGTGGCGCAATCGCGCGCCTACGCCCTTGCCGAGTTGGTGGCGGGAAAGCAGTTTGAGGTCGATTGCGTCCCCAATGACATGCTTCGCTATATGCGGATCAATTATGTTGTTGGCGGCGCAACCACGACGGCGGGAACGGCCACGGCCGGCATTACGGCCGCCGTTCAAACTGCATGAAGGTAAAAGCCAAAGAGCGCGGATACTACAAACAGATCCGCGAAGTTGGTGATGAGTTCGACATCCCCAAGAAGATATTTTCTTCAAGATGGATGGAAGATTTATCAAGGAAACCGGGAGGGCGGGGCAACCCGTCCTCTTCTTCCAGGGAATAAAGCATGTCACTAAATCATCGCTCGAAAGTCAAAAAAATGTTCGTATTTTGGTCGTCGGGGCGGTCTTTGAGAACTGACTGTATTGGTTTTCTGGTCTAGCTTTCTTTACTGAATTGAAAGAATAACAAAAGAGATGGATCGGTATAATGAAATTGAATTCTTTTCGCCATTTAGCGAGCACTTCCTAACTAAAGTTTGATATTCATTTTCTTGATACTCACTATACCTTCGGGATCTAAAGCAAACACAATTGTGTCGTCTCCCAAATTTTTTTCATTTGCTTTATTTCCTGTGGCGTCATCACCTGCATCTGTCCGCAAAATTTTGTCATCTGTAAGCCCCACATCTGGATGTTTTAGTCTCCGGATTGGCCCATCATGAGGGTGACCATGTGGAAAACCTGCCGTAATAACAGCCCATACGGGTGACACTGCTTTAAGGAATTCTAAGCTTGAAGAGCCATCGGAACCATGGTGAGCCACTTTCAAAATGTCTACATCAAGTGAAAGATGCAGCACATTGTTGGGATTGTTGTTGTTGTCGACCATGAACTTTTCCTGATCATCGTGTGCTGCATCTGCAGAGCCCTTTTCCCGACCATTCGTGTCACCAGTAAACAAGATACTGTTCTCCCCATAATCAAGCCGTAGAACGATTGAAGCAGAGTTTCTTCGTTGAGACTCATTCAGCGAGCGCTCCTGATTACCATATGCGTTCTTTGGTAGTCGCTCTTGCGTATTTACAATGGTAAGTACTGTGTCGTCGGCTTTGTCATAGGTACCCGCATCATCTACACGAATAACGCTACCTAATTCGAAGAAGCTTCCAAGCGGCGACACAAACAATGTATCGGGATCTTCTGCAAGCTGTCTGACTAACTTGCGCCAAGATCCAGAAAGCTCCTGGGAGTCATAGCCTGTGGACCACACCTGGCGAACAACATAATCTTCTAAAACTTTGGCAAGGCCCGCAAAGTGGTCATAATCGGGATGACTAATTACGATTAGATCTACAATATCATCACCTAAATATTGGTTCAAATACGTGTGATACTCTTTTGCCGTATTGCCGCGACTACTCCAAGAATATCCGCCATCAATCAGAATCTTCTTATCTGATGAAGTGTCGATAAGAATTGCGTCAGCCCCACCTACATCGATGAAATGAACCTTTAGCATTTCGTCGTGTTTATATGATGAGCCGCCAGGCCTTTGATAGATAGTCTCGACGGTCGTGATTTCCGAAGCTGAAACAGCTCCCCAACTACAAATAAGCGCCAGTATTGCAAGAAGAGTCCGTGTCATGGTGTCCTCCAATAAATGAGAGCGTGTTTAATGTTCCCCGTCATCCTCATCGATGTATTGTTTTAGGTGATCAAGATGTAGCGCGACACATGGTTTTACCTCAGAAGAAATTCAATCTCACAGCTTTTAGTGGCCCAGAATTGACGTTATGACTCATCAGCTTCATTGATGTACACACTCTGTGTGTTCATTAAATCGAGAAAAATCTCAAGCTGCGGTTCCATACCATAAATATGATCTATAGCCGGTCTAGGGTCTACATGACCACTTTCGAATCCTCGTGCTAAGTCATTTTCAGCTTGTCTATAGTTTGCTAGGCAATTCTCGACTGAGACACGAGCCTCCTCGATAACAAAAATATAAGTCTGGATCTAGTGTTAAGGCCGACAGGTTAGGTTCAAATGCAATAATTGTGGCCTGCTAGTATTTAACTTCTATCACATCCTATTAATATTACTTATTGACGTTCTGCTTTTGTTCCATGCTATAGGTCGAAATCAAATGAGATTCGGCAACCTATAGGATACTATCATGACGACAATGAAGGAGGTTATGGATCGCGGTCAGCAAGTAAGGCTCAAATGTAATAACTGTGGTCATGCTGCCATTACCGTTACTCACGCTTTGTTCGAAGCATTATCCATGCGGCACAAGACAACATATGTCCGAGATATGCTTGTCGAGGATGTCTCTCGTAGTACGAGATGCGTTGACTGTGGGTCAAAGAACGTGGCGAGTATGATAGCAACCCCTGAAAGCATTGCGGCGCAAGACACAAGCAAGCCTTGTTATCTGGTATGTACGCGTGATGAGAAAGGGTTTAGGGCCCATCTCGAATGCTGACTTTCAGAGAATTAATTCAGCAAGACAGGCAAGTGCATGTCCGCTGCGAGGACTGCTCCCGCTCTGCCATTTTAGTCAGCGCTGATCTACATAGGAGATTGCTGGAGAAAGTGGGATGGAAAGTTGTAGAGAAAATACTGGTGTCTGACATCGCCACCCATATGGAATGCTCGGGCGAAAACTGCAAATCCAAGAACGTTACTGCCAAACCAGCTCATACGGTGCATGTGGAGTTTCTCAGAGGGTTTGAATATCCTGAACGGCCGAAAAGCAGCTACCCTGTAAGCCGCAACTAAAGGGTCTCTTAAATTAGTAATCTAGATCTGTTCACACTCAAGAACAAATCTCCCCATCCTTTTCCAGTTAGTCTACATACAGCCCTTTGCCGACCTTCATATTTGATTTGTTGGCTGCCGCACGTCATTCCTGATAATTTCCGTAACCGTGAAATTCAAGTTTAGAGGGGACGAATACTTTTGGGAATTTATTCGCCCTTCATCCCGACTAGCACGGATACTAAAGAATATGCGATCCACCGACTAATTCGATTATAAGTTGGTAGATTTTAAGAGCTTACTCATCTATCGTAAGTTTTAACTTCAGTCTTATGTTAGTAAGGTTGAAATCGGTTCGTTTGCGAAATTTGCATGTGGTGACCAGTTTGATAAAAAAAACTACAACTCCATTCCTGAAATGGGTTGGTGGCAAGCGCTGGCTTGTAGAGCAATACAGTGAGATGCTTCCCATCTCGTATAACCGTTACATCGAGCCATTCCTCGGTAGCGGAGCCGTTTTTTTTCATCTCAAACCAGAGCGAGCTTTGTTGTCTGACCTCAATCGTGAACTCATAGAGTGCTATCAACAGATGCGTGCCGACCCGCAAGGATTGTCAGCTTTGTTGGCAGAACATCAAGGAAAACACTGCAAAGAATACTACTATGGAGTCCGCGCAAATATCCCGGCAACTCCCTCTAAGCGTGCAGCTCGGTTTCTGTATCTCAACCGAACATGCTGGAATGGACTATATCGGGTTAATCTCAAGGGACAATTCAATGTGCCAATTGGGACTAAAACCAATGTTCTGTTAACAACAGATGATTTTCAAGAAACCTCGTCGCTCTTGGAGCACGCGGATATCACACATAGTGATTTTGAAGATACGCTCAACAAGGCAATTGAAGGTGACTTCGTCTACATCGACCCTCCTTATACCGTCAAACACAACTACAATGGCTTTTTGAAGTACAATGAAAGCATTTTTAGGTGGAAAGATCAGGAGCGACTACATGCTGCAGCTGTAAGAGCGAAACAACGTGGAGCAACAGTGGTTATCTCGAATGCAGCGCATGTTAGTTTGTATGAACTCTATAAAAATTCAAAAACGATTCTTACTATAAACCGGAGCAGCGTACTTGCTGCCAGCAGTGCTAAACGTGGACAGGTCGAAGAAATATTGGTGAGGCTCTAGGTATGAGAATCATATTTTTGTCGCTTTGGGAAGCATTTCTGGTACTTTTTTTGGCAAATTTACCAATTCTGTTAACAATGGTTTTTAAAGTTTTGGGAGATGCCAGTGGCGGGTTTGGGTTTGATGCCTTCTGGGGTGCGTTGCGCGACACCTACTCATATCGTGATCTATTTGGGTATTTGTCAGGGTTGCTCGCATCAACGACAGTATTTTATTGGATGAACAAATGGGCGGTGCAAGCCAATACTACGGTTTCCCAAGTATTATCATTTGCCCCTCTAATTGTGCTGATGTTAGCGACGCCTCTGTTCTATCTAAGCATCACTTCCGACATCAAAAATATCGATGCTGCGGAAAAATTATCATATCTATTATTGGCCATCGCGTTTGTAGTGTGGATAGCTTCGATTGCACACAAAAAACACTTAGGAGAGCATAAATTCTCCATCGGCGATCCTAAGAAAATTCAGAGTATTTCTAATTCGTTGATCGACCCAAAGGCGAATACATGATTAATAATTCGGAAGTATCATTTCCAGCCATCAAAGTTTCTCAGCCTATCGGTGTATTCTATGTCGGTGTAATGGAGGCCTGCGATCTTGTTGACGTATCCGTTGCTGACGTCCGTCGCCTTTCCGACAATGAAATTGATAAGTACATTGGGGTTCAGCGTCGCCTTTCGCAGACTAGGTCGAAGGAGTTGAAGGCCTATGTGAACTCATTTGACGCAACGTTTCCGACTTCGATAATTTTGGCGGTGGATGAGGAAAACTCCATGTGGGATGAGAAGACTAACACACTCCACTTGATGCCGACCGAGGGCAAACCTCTTTCCGACGTCGCTAGAATAATTGACGGCCAGCATAGGGTAGACGGACTTGGAGCACTGGAGAGAGATGTACAATTCCAAGTTACTGTGTCAGTTTTCATAGGCGCTGACCTTGCCACACAGGCAAACATCTTCGCTACCGTTAATCTCGCCCAAACAAAAGTGAACAGAAGCCTTGTCTATGATCTTCTGGACTATGAAAAGAAACGAAGCCCCCAAAAAAGCGCACATCACATTACGGTTGCTCTAGACAGAACTGAATTTAGCCCACTTTTTGAACGCATAAAGCGATTGGGTAGCGCTACTGAAGGTCGCGATGGAACAGAACCGCTTACACAGGCAGCGGTCGTCGAAGCTTTACTAAACTTGATGTCGCGTAATCCGATGGGTGACCGTAATTCATTTCTTAGAAGGATAAAAATTACTGAGCCAACCGCTTCTGAACATCAAACTCACCCGTTCCGTCATATGTTCGTTCACGAAAGAGAAGATCAGATTACGCAAATTGTTCTGAATTATTTTCTTGCTGTGAAGGATAAATGGCCAGATGCATGGAATGACTTGACACGTAAAGGCAATGTCCTCCCCAAAACTAATGGGTTCAAGGCACTGATGCGCTTCCTAAAGCCTGTGTATCTCCAATTGGCAAGAAGTGACAGAAATTATGTGCCGACGCTTGAGGAATTCGGGGGCATACTTGGGAATGTAACGTTAACTGACGAACAGTTTTCAATTGAGACATTCCCTCCCGGAACCTCAGGTGAATCTCGCCTCTACAAGATTTTAATGATATCGATAGAAAAAGAGATAGACGTAGATTTGGGAGACTTGCTGGATTCTTAGAAATCAAGCCAATCCTTTAGACCTGTATTCTCCCAGACCTCCATCTGCGTTGGCTGGCGGGCTGCTTTATCCGCAGTGTTGTCGTTCCGTCCTCTAATCGGTGAGGACCGCTTAGGGTCAGATACGGACATACTTATGTGGTGTCATCATACGTCTGTTTAGTGCCAAAAACCGTCATTCATTGAAATTGCCG